AATCTACAATATGCTGATGGACTATAAGGGTAATGTGACAGTCAAGATAGATGGCATAGCGGCAAGTGCGGCATCTGTCATAGCCATGGCTGGAACAGATGTGTTTATGTCACCTGTTTCCATGATGATGATTCATAACCCCATGACCATAGCATTTGGAGACAAGGTTGAAATGGAAAAGGCAATAGAAATGTTAAATGAAGTTAAAGAGTCAATCATCAATGCCTATGAATTGAAAACCGGTCTTTCAAGGACTAAGATTTCACATCTGATGGATCAGGAAAGCTGGTTCAACGCAAAAAAAGCTGTGGAGCTTGGTTTTGCAGACAAGATACTGTTTATGCAAGAGGAGGAGGCTCTTGAAGTGGAAGGTGCAATATTTAGCAAGATGTCAGTAGTAAATTCTTTACTTGACAAACTGCCACAGAAGAAACAAACAGGAATACCAATTGAAAATCTCGACAAGAGATTAAATCTATTAAAATATTAGGAGGAAACACATGAATAAAATATTAGAATTAAGAGAAAAACGAGCGAAAGCCTGGGATGCAGCCAAGGTTTTTTTAGATTCAAGAAGGGGAAATGACGGACTAATTTCTCCGGAGGACACTGTAACTTATGACAAAATGGAAGAAGAAGTAATAAACCTTGGTAAAGAAATAGACAGGTTGGAAAGACAGGTTGCACTTGACCTTGAGTTATCAAAACCTGTAAACTCACCGATTGTTAACAAACCTTCACAAAATAACGAAATTAAGACAGGCAGGGCTACAGACGAATATAAGGCATCATTTTGGAAGGCTATGAGAAACAAATTAAGCTATGATGTTCAAAATGCACTTGAAGTAGGAACTGACTCCGAGGGTGGCTACCTTGTACCAGACGAGTTTGAAAGAACATTAATTGAAGCATTGGAAGAAGAAAATATCTTCAGGGGTCTTGCAAATGTAATAACCACATCTTCCGGAGACAGGAAAATTCCTGTTGTTGCTTCGAAAGGAACTGCTTCGTGGGTTGATGAAGAGGGAGAAATACCTGAATCTGATGATGCATTCAACCAAGTATCTATTGGTGCGTACAAGCTTGCAACGCTCATAAAAGTGTCTGAAGAACTTCTAAACGACAGTGTATTCAATCTTCAGTCATACATTGCCAAGGAGTTTGGTAGAAGAATAGGTGCAAAAGAAGAAGAGGCATTCTTCACAGGAGATGGCACCGGGAAACCTACCGGAATATTTAATACATTAAACGGAGCTCAACTTGGAGTAACTGCCGCAAGTGCAACAGCAATAACAGCAGATGAAATCATGGACTTGTTCTACTCCCTTAAATCACCTTACAGGAAGAAAGCAATATTTGTAATGAATGATGCAACTGTAAAGGCAATAAGAAAGTTAAAGGATGGGAACGGACAATACTTATGGCAGCCTTCAATAACTGCCGGAACACCTGACACCATACTTAATAGGCCGGTAAAGACTTCAGTTTATGTTCCTACCATAGAAGCTGCTGCAAAGACTATTGCTTTTGGTGACTTTGGATATTACTGGGTTGCAGACAGACAAGGAAGATCCTTTAAAAGATTGAATGAATTGTATGCTGTGACAGGTCAAGTTGGATTTATGGCTACTCAAAGAGTTGATGGAAAGCTTATATTGGCTGAATCTATAAAAGTACTTCAGCAGAAAGCATAAAAAAGGCAGTGTAATGCTACCTTTAAAATTTCAAGGAGGAAAAAACCTATGGGATATAATATAAAAAATTATACGGAACAAGGCGGTGAAAGGACCGTCATTGGAGGAGAACTAAGCATTGTTGAAGGCGGAAAGGTGACATTTGACGGAGTTGAGTTCTCTCCTGAGAAACTTCCAAAGCAAATAGCTTTTCAAACAGACAGTGTTGCTTCCAATACCTCCGGTTTGGTTGCTGATTTTAACAGGCTTCTTGACAAATTGAAGGCATCCGGAATTATGAGCAATAAAGCACCGGTTATAACTATAACTATTCAACCTGAGGATGTAAATGTTATTGAAGGTAGTATTAGTGAAAGCTTATCAATATCTGCTGAAGTGACACAGGAAGAAGACATAAGCTATCAATGGTACAGCAACACAACTAAAAGTAATACAGGTGGTAGTCTTATTGCGGGTGCCACATCAGATGAGTTTTCAATTTCAACAGATCTTTCTGAAGGGACATATTACTATTATTGTATAGCAAGTTCTCTAGATGCTGTAAGCGTTACATCGGAGGTATCTACAGTTACTGTTGAAGTGCCGGTTATAACTATTACAAGCCAGCCTGAAGATTTAATTGTTACGGAAGGATCAATTTCAGAGAGCATATCTGTTCAAGCTGAGGTAACAGGAAATCTTGACTTAGCTTATCAATGGCACAGTAATACAACAGACAGTAATCAAGAAGGTGTATTGATAGCGGATGCCATTACAAGTGAATTGTCTATACCTACAAATTTGACTGAAGGAACTTATTACTATTACTGTGTAGTTTCCTCAACCGGTGCAACAAGTGTGGCATCTGAAATAGCTACTGTTACTGTTGGATCGGCAGGTTAAAACCATTAAAGGAGGATGAGTGTATGATTGCAACACTTGAAGAAGCAAAGTTGTATTTAAGAATTGACCATAGTGATGAAGATACACTCATCACTGATTTGTTAAAAACATCGGAAGACTTATGTAAGGATATTATTAGACAGGAGTTTACAGAGCTTGAGACTATTCCTGAAACTTTAAAAACAGCAATTTTATATGGAGTGACATATCTATATGAAAACAGGGAAAAGGCAGACTACAAGGAACTTACATCAACACTTTCATATTTGTTGTTTGGTATAAGAAAGGAGATGTTTTAGTGAATGTAGGAAGAATGAGATATAGGATAGAAGTAGAAGATTTAATTAAAATAACTGACAGGGATGGATTCGTTTCAGAGGAATGGATTCCATTTGCTGAGGTTTGGGCTGACATTACCTCTTTATCAGGCAAGGAGTATCTTGAATCAACACAGGACTTATCGGAAGTTACAAGTAAAATATATATAAGGCAGCTTAAGGGTATTAAAACTACCATGAGGATTAGATATAAAGACAGGTTCTTTAATATTCAATCAATACTTCCTGATGATAGACACGGCATTATAACAATAATGGCAAAGGAGGTTTTGTAGATGGCAAATGTAAAATTCAATCTCCCTGATGAAATGATTCAAAGCATAGCTAAATTAGGAAGCAATTACGACAGCATAATAAAAGCTGTTTTAAAAGAAGGTGCAAAACCATTATATGATACTGCAAAATCAAACCTTAAAGACTCCATTGGAAGAGATACAAAACAAGATTCAAAATCAAAAGGAGACTTGTTAAATTCCATAAGGATTACAATGCCATTCCTTGATAAGCACAGCAACTGGGGCATTAAGGTTGGGTGTGAAGGCTTGGACAGCAAGGGTGTGTCCAATGCTCTTAAGGCTTCTGTCTTAGAACATGGCAAGTCTGATCAGAAGGCAAGACCGTGGCTTAAGCCAAGTGGATCAAAATCCAAGAAGGCATGTATAGAAAAGATGAAACAGACAATAGAAGCGGAGGTTGATAAGCTGTGAGCGTATATGAACTAATAATAAACACACTCGAACCACTCAATATACCTGTTTCGATAAATGAAAATATCGACAAAGATGCTGAAAGGTATATAGTTATTATCCCATTGTATGATGGATTCGATGTATTTGTAGATAATAAGCCAAGTATTGAAGTATCTGAAATAGAACTTGCTGTGTACTCGAAAGGAAATTACTTAAAATTAGCAAAAGACATATCAATATTATTAATTGATGCAGGATTTACAATAACAAACAGAAGATATTTAGAATATGAAAAAGATACAAAACTCCATCACTACATTATAGATGTGGCAATGGAGTCTTGTTATTAGGAGGTATGAAAATGGCAACAATAGGACTTGATAGTTTATATTATTCAAAGATTACAGAAAACACTGACGAGATAGAAACATATGCAGAACCAGTTAAACTTGCAAAAGCAATAAAAGCTGATTTGTCAATAGAACTTGCTGAGGCAATTCTTTATGCAGATGATGGTGCTGCCGTTGTAGTTAAGGAGTTTAAGAATGGGAAGCTGTCACTTGGAATTGATGATATTGGCTCAACTGCTGCAGGGGATTTGACCGGAGCTAAGATTGATGATAATAAGGTGTTAATATCTACAAGTGAAGATGGAGGTGAACCTGTAGCTATAGGTTTTAGGGCAAAGAAAGCAAACGGAAAATACAGGTACTTCTGGCTTTATAAAGTCAAATTCGGAATACCTGCTACAAATCTTCAGACTAAGGGAGACAGCATAACGTTTCAGACACCTACAATAGAAGGAACCGTAATGAGAAGAAACAAGGTTGATGGTAACGGTAATCACCCTTGGAAAGCGGAAGTAAATGAGGATGATACAGGAGTTGTAGCTGGGACTATAAGTGGCTGGTTCGCTGAAGTTTATGAGCCTGTTTTTGAAAAAGAGGTTGTAATAACTATTACAGTCCAGCCTCAGGATGGCACTGTTTCACAAGGTGTTGGTGCAGAACTGTCAGTAACTGCATCTGTTTCAAGTGGAACACTTTCCTATCAGTGGTATTCAAATGATACAAGCAGTAATGAAAATGGGACTTTGATTGATGGAGCTACCTTGTCAACCTATACAACACCTACTGCAGACACAACAGGAATTTATTATTACTATTGTGTATTATCAGTAGGCAGTGAATCAGTAACTACTAATGTTGCTACTATAACAGTAAGTGAATAAGGAGAATATACATCATGGATCAAGAAAGAAGTAGCGTTATTTTAATAGGAGGAATTGATTACAAGCTTATCCTGACTACAAGAGCAACTAAGGAAATTGCTAAGAGATATGGTGGACTTGAAAACCTTGGTGAAAAACTTATGAAGTCAGAGAACTTTGAAATGGCTCTGGATGAGATTGTGTGGCTTATCACTCTTCTTGCAAATCAAAATTTGATGATTCATAATCTGCAGAACAAGGATGATAAGAAAGAGCTTCTAAAAGAAGAGGATGTTGAGATACTTACCTCTCCCCTTGAATTAGCAACATACAAGGAAGCAATTATTGAGGCTATGTTTAAAGGCACAAAACGATATGTAGAATCAGAGGAAGCTGAATCAAAAAACGAATTGGTCGAGTAAGCGATGAAGAATTGTTTGCTCGACTAATTTATTACGGAGTTACACAGCTTGGCAGGAATGAGGAAGATGTGTGGCTTATGGTAATAGGGGATCTTCTGGATCAATGGGATATACATAAGCAGTTTGTTGGAATGGCTAAGCCTAAGGTTGAGTTGTTTATTGATGAAATAATACCAATTGGATTGGAATAAATATATTTACCTTCCATAATTTGTATGATATAATACTGTAAATATTTAAATTATAAGGCTATTAAAAACTAATAATTATTATGAATAATTAAAGGAGGCAGTGATATGCGTTGTTCATGTGGACAAAAATTTGATCCTGATGATGCTGCATCAGAATTCAACTCTCGTTTTAATGGTGAATACGATTATTATTTTAACGGTTGGGATAACTATTGTGCTGATTGTGCAATTTCCGGTGTAGAACATGAAATAGAAGAAGGAGTAGAAGATGATGGGATTCCTTCAGGTTGTGCTACATGTGGTGGAGATTGGCCTAATTGCACAACCAGTTGTCCTATGTATGATGATTAATAGAAATATAAGTTCATTGCAAAAATATTTTAATTCACATTTGTAGATTTATGTGAAACTAAATATAAAAAGGAGGTTTTTAAATGAATAGAGATTTTGCTTGTCCCTCCTGCGGTAATACGTGGGGTGCAAAATCCGATGAGGACGGTTTGTATGATGGCTATACTAACGCTCCATGCCCTATATGTGGAACACCAGGAACCAATCCGAATGATTATGGGGATTTTGTATGTCCTTATTGTAATTACAATTGGCGTAAGTATGGAAATGGTGGTCTTGTGTTTGGTTGTTGGCCTACTTGTCCTAAATGTGGGACAATGGCAGATGAAGCATAATATGAAGAAAAAGAGTGTTCATTTGTAGTATTTTTCTATCAATATAATTACTAACATACAATTTATATTGTATCAAAAAAAGAGAGTTTATGGAGGACATTTGGGGTTGGAACTGTAGGTTTTGTAGCTGTTTATAAAGTATATAAATATTTATCTGATGAAAAAACTAAGTCGGATACGGAGATGGAATTGGCTAGGCAAGAACTGATTCGAGGAATTAAGAATTATGATGAGACACATGCTGAAGAACATTCTGACTAGTATATTTAAGATGTATAATTTATATTTTGCAATTGAACTTAATAGTAATTAAATACTATAAGACACTCACAAGGGTGTCTTTTTTATGCCCAAAAACAAGGAGGTGAAAGCATGGCGGACAATTTTGGACTCAAAATTGGTGTTGAAGGTGAACGAGAATTTAAGAAAGCATTAAGCGATATAAACCAAAGTTTCAAGATTCTTGGCTCTGAAATGAATTTAGTTTCATCTCAGTTTGACAAGCAAGACAAATCAATACAGGCTTTGACATCAAGAAATAATGTTCTTAATAAAGAAATTGACGCACAAAAGGATAAGATAAACACACTTGAAGCAGCCTTGAAGAATGCTTCCGAATCCTTTGGAGAAACAGACAGAAGGACACAGAACTGGGCTATCCAACTTAACAATGCAAAAGCAGAACTTAACAATATGGAAAAAGAGCTTGAAGAGTCTGCCGAGGAGGCTGACAAACTTGGGGATGAGTTAGAGGAAACCGGTAAATCTGCAGATAATGCAGGTGGTAAATTTGAAAAGTTAGGCGGTATTCTTAAAGGTATAGGTGCGGCTATGGGTTCTGTAGCTGTAGCTGCAGGGGCTGCAACATTAAAACTTGGCAAAGAAATTGTTAAGCAGTTTGGTGAATTAGAACAGAATCTTGGCGGATCTGAAGCAGTATTTGGAGAATATGCTTTATCAATTCAAAAAACCGGTGAAGAAGCATACAAAAACATGGGTGTATCTCAAAGTCAGTATCTTGCTACTGCCAACAAGATGGGTGCACTCTTTCAAGGATCTGGAGTTGAACAGCAGAAATCACTTGAGCTTACTGAAAAGGCTATGCAGCGGGCTGCAGATATGGCATCTGTAATGGGTATTGATATGCAAATGGCACTTGATTCTGTTGCCGGTGCGGCTAAGGGTAACTTCACCATGATGGATAATTTAGGTGTCGCAATGAACGCAACAAACATTCAGGCCTACGCTCTTGCAAAAGGACTTGATTTCACTTGGGCATCTGCAACAAATGCAGAAAAAGCTGAAGTTGCAATGCAGATGTTCTTTGAGAATACAGAGCAATATGCAGGTAACTTTGCTAAGGAATCAACTGAGACAATATCAGGCTCAATTGGACTTATGCAGGCAGCCCTCGGTTCTTTTATTGCAGGTCTTGGAAATGCCGATGCAGACATGAAAAATTTAACTAACAATCTTGTGGATGCATTTCAGGCAGTTGTAAAAAACATAGTGCCTGTATTAGAGAATATTGTAGCTGCATTACCTGCCGCAATGAATGCAATTATTTCAGCTATTGGAGATATTCTCCCTGTGCTTTTAAGTATAGTAACAGAACTATTCAATCAGGTATTTGAAACAATCCTGAATCTACTTCCTGAGCTTATTCCGTCTGCTGTCGATGCCGTTATGACAATTGTTGAAACACTTATTAATAACTTACCTTTATTAATTGATACGGCTGTACTTTTAATTGCCTCTCTTGTAGAAGGTATGGGACTCGCTTTGCCAGAATTAATTCCGGCAACAGTAAGTGCTGTAATAACAATAGTACAAAGTCTTATGGAAAATATGGACATGATTTTAGGAGCAGCTTTCGCTATCATAAAGGGACTCTCTGAAGGACTTCTTAATGCCCTACCGACTTTAATTGAGGCACTACCGCAAATCATCACAACCATTATCAACTTCATTACAAATAATCTGCCCGCAATTGTCAGTATTGGTGTTGAAATGATGGTACAGCTTGCATTTGGTTTAATTAAAGCAATACCACAGCTTGTAGCTGCATTACCTCAGATTATTACAACGATTGTAACAGGTATTGGAAAAGCGTCAATATCAATGGTTGAAGTAGGTAAAAATATTGTTGTAGGACTATGGGATGGAATAGCTTCTATGATGAATTGGATTAAAGAAAAAATCAGTGGTTTTGTAGGTGGAATTGTTAATAATGTTAAAGGCGTTTTAGGCATTCAGTCCCCTTCTACTGTATTTGCAGGCATTGGAACTAATATGAGTTTAGGTCTTGGCGAGGGCTTCACTAAGGCAATGAACTCAGTAAAAGATGATATGAACAGGTCTATACCAACAAGCTTTGATATAGATGCAAATTTAAGAAACGGAGCAAGCTTTGACAGTAGCCATGGTTCAAATGTTACAAACACTTTTAATATTGCAAGTATGATTGTAAGAAATGATAATGACATAAAAAACATAGCAAGAGAGCTATATCTATTACAAGTAAGAAGTGACAGGGGGTATGCAGTATG